AAAGGTGATACACTAAGAGCCGCATTTGTCAAATCAAATGACAACTTTACCGAGCTGTATACCAATGTTTCCAATAATTCTAATACTGCAAATTCACAATCAGCAAACAATGCTGCACTAGCACAAGGTGCTTTCAATAAAGCAAATTCTGTTTTCTTGGGTGATATCAGTTTTACCGATACCATAATGTATAGTAATACAAGAGTGGAACTTGGTAATGACCATCACAACAAAAAAGTTTGGGGTCTATTATATGGTCAACTAACAACTCAGTTAGCCAATACATATGGTCACAGTGTTGCATACGATTCTGCCAATAACATTTATGTTGCACTGACAACACAAAATGAAACCACAGGTTATCCACAATCTACAATTGTAAAATTTGATACAACAGGTGAAATATTCTGGACTCGTTCTGTGCCAGCAAACACCTCATATGGTAGTTATTCTGAATCTTTAGATATTGATGCAAACAACAATGTGTATTTGTTGACAAATCTTCCAAATACTTTTTCAACTCTAGTTACCAAATTTAATTCTGTTGGCCAAAATGTTTGGAGTTCGATGGTAGAAGATGCAGTAGGTTCTGTAGACATTACTGTTGATGACCAAGGATTCCCATACTTTGTTGGTGAACACAACCTACTAACAGGTCTTGACAACACAGGTGAATTGTACTTCACATATTTCACTTCACAAACAGAATCCACAAATGCATTTTGCTGTTTAGCGTTACCAAATGAGTATGGTGTTTTAGTTGGTTCTGCAAACGGAAAAGTTCACAAGTTTGATACAGAGGGTGTTTATCTTTGGACAAACAATGTTGATACAAACGGAAACACAATTATAAGTTTGACTTCTGATACATCAAATAATTGGTATGCAGCATCAAATACTAACATTTATAAATTTAGATCCAATAATCAATTGATTTGGGAAAAAACAATAACTGGTATTACAACACCAAAAATCAATTGGATTAAACACAAGAATGATTATTTGTATGTAAATGGTGCAACAACAGATGCAAACAACCAGACAGCATTTATCACATATAAAATTGATGCAAATGGTGAATTAGTTTGGGCAAGGTCTTTAGAAATTGCAAGTGCAAACCAAACAATCAGACTTGGCCATAGACAACTAGATGTTTCAGGTGACTATCTTGTTGGTATTGGTTATTCTAAGCCATCAGGTAAATCAAACACATTTGCAACAGTTTATCAATTGCCTGTAGATGGTTCTCTATCTGGAACATATCTTGGTGCAAATGGTAGTTCTTGGGGTGATTTCACTTATGTTGGTATACCAGAAGCAAACACTGCAACAAGTACAACCGTTGGTACCGGCAATACAACTGTAACGATTGCTGAGAATACAGATTACACATATACAACAAATGTAATTGTTTATTCAACTCCTGGTGGTTTGTATGAGAAATCTGTAACACCATTTAAACAAAAATGGCAATTCGATTCTAATGGTAAAATCATAGTACCATCTTCTGGTGACCCAACAGCATTGGATTTGAGTGGCAAAAACATTGTGAATACTGGAAATGTCATATTTAATAATGGTACAACACAAAGAGCTGCAGCACTGCCTCTTGCAAACTTGAAAGTAATTGTTGCTGCATCATCCAGTTTTGCCGATTTTCAGAGTAGAATTGCAGCGTTATAATTAATATAAAAACTATGAATACATTTGACAAGAACATGGAAAAATTATTTGATGTAACACCGGTAGAACAAAAAGAAAAACCTTTGTTGCCGGTGGTTACAAAATCTCAGGATGGTCCAGATTTAAAGAATGATTTGGAAGATGCATATCAACAAACAAAAGATAATCTACAAGACCTTATCGACCAGGGCAAAGAAGCCATGGAAGAAATACTCAACATTGCAAAAGCAGGCCAACATCCTAGAGCCTTTGAGGTGTATGGTACACTGTTGAAGAATGTGGTGGATGCAAATAAAGAACTACTTGCGGTACAAAAACAAATGCGTACAATGGATGGCAAACCAAAAGAAGGTGACACTAAGATTGATAAAGCTATCTTTGTTGGTTCAACCGCAGAACTGAATAAGTTACTTAAAGGTAAAGAATGAGTGGTGATTTAAGATTTGGTGAAGCATATCGGGATAACCCTTTACTTAAAAAAGCTGGTGTTAAGGTAGAATATACCCAAGAGCAGGTTGATGAATACATTAAGTGTTCAAAAGACCCTATCTATTTTGCAAAAAATTATGTAAAGATTGTTAACGTTGATGAGGGTTTGATTAACTTTAAGATGTGGCCTTTCCAAGAGGAAATGATTACACTTTTTGCAAACAATCGTTTCGTTATCACCAAGTGTCCCCGTCAGGTTGGTAAGACTACCACAACAGTTGCATATATGTTATGGGAAACAATCTTCAAAGACACACAAAACTGTGCAGTCTTGGCCAACAAAGGTTCTTTGGCAAGAGATATTTTAGCCAAGTACCAACTGGCATACGAAAACTTACCTATGTGGTTGCAACAAGGTGTTGTTACCTGGAACAAAGGTAATGTAGAACTAGAGAATGGTTCTAAGATTATCGCTGCGTCCACATCAAGTTCCGCCATTCGTGGTGGTGCATTTAACATCGTATTCTTGGACGAATTTGCTTTCGTTCCAACCAATATTGCGGAAGAATTCTTCAACTCCGTTTACCCTGTAATTTCATCAGGTAAAAAGACAAAGATTATTATTGTGTCTACACCTAATGGTATGAATCTATTCTACAAACTATGGATGGACTCAATCAACAAGAAGAATGACTACAAGCCATTTGAAATTCACTGGTCTATGGTACCAGGTCGTGATGAAAAATGGAAAGAAGAAACAATCCGAAACACCTCCGAAAGACAATTCAAACAGGAGTTTGAAACAGAGTTCTTGGGTTCTTCAAATACTTTGGTTTCCGGATACAAATTACAACAACTGGTCTATGTGGACCCTGTTGCGAACCACGATTTGTTGAAAATCTATGAACATCCAGTCAAAGAAGGTGTCAACGAATCTAAATCTGACCACCTATATTGTATAACGGTCGATGTATCTGAAGGTAAAAACCTAGACAGTTCGGCATTTTCTGTCATTGATATCTCACAGACACCGTATAAACAGGTGGCCACATATAAGAGTTCGTCAATTACACCAATATTATTTCCTACAGTCATATACAATACAGCCAGATATTACAATGACGCATATATTCTGGTAGAGATTAACAATAATCCACAGGTTGCAGACTCACTACACTCAGACTTTGAGTATGAGAACCTATGGAAAATATTTACAGGCAACAAAAAGCCTCAACAATTGTCTGCCGGATTTGCCCGTGGTATTCAAATGGGTCTGAAAATGTCACCACAAGTCAAGGCAATTGGGTGTTCCAACCTAAAAACTTTGATTGAGGGTGACAAACTATTGATAAATGACTTTGATACCTATTCCGAACTAACAACTTTTGTTCAACAAAAGAATTCTTTCTCTGCGGAAGAAGGTGCAAATGATGACATGGTAATGTCACTGGTCATTTTCTCATGGGTAACAACTCAACAATATTTTAAAGAAATTGTAAACCACGATATCCGTAAACAAATCCAACTGGAAAGTATGAACCAGATGGACGATGATGTTCTACCTGCACCGATCATTGAGGATGGCCTAGAACATGATTTTGAGATTATGGGTGGTGATGTATGGGAAGTTGCAGATGGTGGAGAAGTCTATGCAAGTTTCACAAGAAAGATGATGGAGAGGTTGTAAATCCAGCCTTTCATAAATATACTTATGGTATTTTGCCAAAAGAACATAATAATTCAAGGAGAATAAAATGGCATTTCAAATCTCTCCAGGCGTAAATGTATCGGAGATCGACCTAACTACAGTCGTTCCATCAGTACAAACTACGGCCGGTGCATTTGCTGGAACATTTCAATGGGGTCCAGCAGATAAAATAAAATTGATTGGTGATGAAATAACACTTGCGAGCACATTCGGTAAACCAGACACATCTACAGCAACATCTTTTTTTACTTGTTCCAATTTCTTGGCTTACGGTAACAGTTTAAGTGTTGTCAGAGCTGTTGGTACTGCAGCAAGAAATGCTGGAGCCGGTCAGGCTGTACAAATTAAAAATGAAGATGTATATGAAGCTACATATTTGTTGGCAGGCAATTCAAACACATATGGTTCTTTTGTTGCAAGATATCCAGGCACACTAGGAAATTCATTAGAAGTTCAAGTTTGTGCTACTAGTGGTCTGTTTTCATCTTGGGCATATAATTCATATTTTACTTCTGCACCAGGCACATCAGAATATGCAACATCTGTGAATGGCGTGGCAGATGAAATGCACATTGTTGTTATTGACAAATTAGGTAATATTACTGGTGTTGCAGGAACGGTTTTAGAAACATATGGTTTTGTTTCTGCTGCATCAGATGCCGTAATAAATGGTACATCTAATTACTATAAACAAGTTATTTTCAATAACTCAAAATATGTTTATGTAATGGATCCAGTTGATTATTCAACAACAAGTGCAACATGGGGCACAACAGCGCTTGGTAAAACTTTTGCTGATCCTGCAGCAATAGCAGTAGTAACACTATCAAATGGCGTTACTACTCCACCAACAGATGGAAATTTACAAACCGCATATGACTTATTTGTTAACAAAGAAGCTGTTGACATTTCATTAGTATTGACTGGTGACCATAGCGTTACAGTTCAACAATATGTAATTGACAATGTTGCAATCTCTAGAGCAGATTGTGTTGCATTTGTTTCTCCAAGATATGTTGATGTTGTTAACCAAGGTGGAAGTGAATCCACAAATATTACAAACTGGTTATCTGCATTGTCAAGATCATCTTCATATGTTGTTGCAGATTCTGGTTGGAAATATCAACTAGACAAATACAACAATACATATCGTTGGATGCCATTGAATGCTGACATTGCTGGTTTGTGTGTTAATACCGATACAGTAAGAGATCCATGGTTCTCACCTGCTGGTCTAAACCGTGGTGCTATTAAGAACTGCGTTAAATTGGCATGGAACCCAACTAAAACATTCCGTGATGCATTGTACAAACAAGGTGTAAACCCTGTTGTGTCTTTACCTGGCCAAGGTACATTGTTGTTTGGTGACAAAACATTGTTGTCAAGACCATCTGCATTTGATAGAATCAATGTTCGTAGACTGTTCATTGTTCTGGAAAAAGCAATTGCACAAGCAGCAAAATATTCATTGTTTGAATTGAACGATGAATTCACCCGTGCTCAGTTTACTGCTTTAGTAGTTCCATTCTTGCGTGACATTCAAGGTCGCCGTGGTATCACAGATTTCAAAGTTGTTTGTGATTCAACAAACAACACAGCACAAATAATTGACAGCAACCAATTTGTTGGTGATATCTACATCAAACCTGCTCGTTCAATTAACTACATTCAGTTGAATTTTGTTGCTGTTGGAACTGGTGTTGACTTCACTACAGTTGTTGGCGCAGCCTAATAAATAAAACGACAATAGGAGAATACAATGGCATTCAACGTAGCAGAATTTAGAGCGAACATGATTGGTGACGGTGCCCGTCCTAATCTGTTCTCAGTCTCTTTAGTTTTTCCAACACTAGCCGAAAACGGTGCATTAGCAGGTCAGAAAGTTAATTTCATGGCCAAAGCTGCACAGTTACCAGGTTCAACAATTGGTACAGTACCTGTTTATTACTTTGGTCGTGAAATGAAGTTTCCTGGAAACAGAACTTTCGCCGACTGGACATTGACAATCATCAACGATGAAGATTTCGCAATACGAAATTCTTTAGAATCATGGATGAACGCAATAAACAGCCACGCAACCAATGTTCGTTCTGGTGCTGCAGCATCTTCTACAGGTTACTCTGTAGATGCAAGTGTTACACAATACGGCAAAACTGGAAACGAACTAAAGAAATACAACTTTGTTGGTATGTTCCCACTCGACTTGGCACCAATTGATTTAGATTGGGGTTCAAATGATGCAATTGAGGAATATACTTGTACATTTGCTTACCAATTCTGGGAAACAAATACAACATCTTGATATATGAGGAGGGCCTTGTGCCCTCCATGTTTTTTTGATTTTATAATTACACACAAAATATGGCAAATACAAATAAATTTTCACTGTTCGGTTTTACAATTTCTCGTCAACAAGATGAGGAAGAAAAAGTCGTTCAACAATCTTTTGCGCCTCCGGCTACGGATGATGGCGCATTAACTATTACATCTGCCGCTTATTACGGCACATATGTTGACCTAGACGGTACTGCAAAGAATGAGGTAGAACTTATTTCTCGTTACCGTGAAATGGCAATGCAACCAGAAATTGAATCTGCGATAGATGATATAGTTAATGAAGCTATTGTACAAGATGATGATGGTAAAATTACTGAAATTATTCTGGACGATTTAAAACAACCAGATAAAATCAAAAAAGCCATCAGAGAAGAATTCAATACCATTCTTCGTTTGTTCAATTACCAAAACATGGCTCAAGATATTTTCCGCCGTTACTATGTTGACGGTAGAATGTATTATCACGTAATTATTGACCGTGAGAATCCACAAGAAGGTATCAAAGAGTTAAGATATATTGATCCACGTAGATTGCGTAAAGTCCGTGAGATCAAGAAACAAAAGGATGAACGCACAGGTGTGGAGATTATGAAACCTGTGAATGAGTACTACATCTACAACGACAAGGTAGTCTCAGGATCAGCCTCAAACTTTGGACCAGTCGGTACACGCATCACAACAGATTCAATCATCTCGGTGGTTTCTGGCCTTATGGATTCACGCAGAGCAGTTGTATTGTCCTACCTACACAAGGCAATTAAACCTTTGAATCAACTAAGGATGATTGAAGATGCAACTGTTATCTATCGTATTTCACGGGCTCCTGAGCGCCGTATCTTTTATATTGACGTTGGCAATCTTCCTAAGTTAAAGGCAGAACAATACCTCCGTGACATTATGGTCAAGTATAAAAACAAACTTGTCTATGATGCAAACACAGGTGAAGTCCGTGATGACCGTAAGTTTATGTCAATGATGGAAGATTTCTGGTTACCTCGCCGTGAAGGTGGTAAAGGTACAGAGATCACCACATTACCTGGTGGTCAAAACCTAGGTGAGTTGGAAGATGTTAAGTACTTCCAAAAGAAATTGTATGGTGCATTGTGTGTGCCAGTTTCTAGATTGGAACCGAATCAAAGTTTCTCTCTTGGTCGTACATCAGAGATTACCAGAGATGAATTAAAGTTTTCTAAGTTTGTTGATAGGCTACGCAACAAATTTTCGGATGTTTTTGACCAAGCTCTTCGTGTACAGTGTGTACTAAAAGGTATTTGTACCAATGAAGAATGGAACTTGTTCAAAGAAAACATTCACTATAATTTTATTAGAGATAATAATTTTGCCGAATTAAAAGAAGCAGAATTAATTAATCAAAGATTGTCTTTGTTGGCTGCGGTTGATCCATACACAGGCCGTTATTTCTCTCAGAAGTGGATTCAACAAAATGTATTGCGCCTAACAGATGATGAGATTGATGGAATGCAAAAACAAATTGACAAAGAAAAAGATATGGGTCTTGGTTTACCTGTTGCAGTAACTAATGATGTTGCACAACAACAAATGCTTGGCCAAGTTCAAACTGACCAGATGGTACAACAGGCACAATTAATGCCTGACCAAGGTCAAGCTGGTGGAAGTTCTGGTGGTTCATCATCAGGAGATTCAAAAGCAAAGAGTTCTAGTGGTTCAAAGCCAGTTAAAGGTGATTTGAGTTTAGAAGATACCACCTTCACTAGATTAAAGCGTATATTATAATTAGGAGATAAACATGGCAACAGCAAGAGAAATATTAGACTATGCAGAAAACGACAGCGCAAAAGAAATGCGTGATGCTTTGTATTCTGCATTACAAGACAGAGTGATGGCACATATCGAAGCACACAAACAAGTGGTTGCACAAAACATAATGAATCCACCAGAAGCAGCTGTTGAAGATGAAGCGATTCAAGCATCAGCTTAATTTTGTCATATTGGTATAAATATTATTCAAACAATAACAGGGATTACAAATGGCAAACAAATTTTCATATCAAGTATTAAAAGATGATACGCAACATGCAGTCATCAAACTTACTGGTGAATTTGATGGTACAGGTCAAGAAAACAATGTGGCCAGAATCCAAGCAAACACTTTATATGGTGCTTTAGATTACTCAAGAGCAAATCTATTGTCATCAACTGCAAACACAGGACCATTGTACTATTATGGTTTGACAATACACCGTATATGGTATGATTCAGATAGTGGCAGCAGTGATGTACAATTATATTGGGCAAACAGTAGAAGTGATTTAGCTAATTCTGGTGTACCAATTATATTCATGCAAGGTAGTGGTGAATATGATGGTGCCGGTAACTGGATTACTATTAAAAATCCAACTGTATCTAATACAGCCACAACATGGAACAACGGAGATATTGCAATTTGCACAAGAGGTCAAGTAGCAAACTCAGGTTATACAATCATTATGGAATTGCGTAAAGACAACGCACACTATGAGCGTGGACAGTTTACCGATCCTGCTGCCTTTAATTATGGTAGTTACGGCATGAAACCATAAGGACCAAAATGAAACTTATTAAAGAAATTACCGAATCAGTAAACTATTTGGTGGAAGAAAAAGATGGAAAGAGAACTCTTTTCATTGAAGGTCCATTTCTAGTTTCTGAAAGAGTTAACAAAAACGGTCGCATGTATAAAGAAGAAACCATGCGTAAAGAAGTTGGCCGTTATGTGACCGAATCTGTAGAAAAAAATCGTGCCTTTGGTGAACTGGGTCATCCAGACACCCCATCTATCAATCTTGACCGTGTGTCTCACATTATTGTGGGTCTGCGCCAAGAAGGAACTGATTGGATAGGCAAAGCTAAAATTCTTGAAACGCCAATGGGCAACATTGCGAGAAATCTTATCGAGGGTGGAGGACAACTAGGTGTTTCTTCCCGTGGTATGGGTTCTCTTAAAGCTGTCAATGGTGTTAACATAGTTCAAGATGACTTTCATCTGGCCACAGCGGCAGATATTGTAGCAGACCCTTCTGCGCCTGGTGCTTTTGTGCAAGGTATTATGGAAGGTAAAGAGTGGATGATGGTGGGTGGAATATGGACTGAAGTTCAATACGAACAAGCTAAGAGAGAAATCAAACAAGCTTCTCGTAAAGAAATTGAACAAGTAAGTTTAAAAATATTCGAAAACTTCATCAAAAAACTTTAATTATAAATATCCAATATAAAATCAAGGAGATTCTCAAAATGGGAAAATTTAATCTGACAGACGCCGCTAAAGCTATTCTAACAGAAGGTGCAAAAGAAAATCTTGAAGCCTCTGTGCGTAGTGGTCACAAAGACGGTCCATCTAAACTACCTACATCTGTTGCCTATGGCATGAAAGATGCTGGTGAAGTTGCTGGTGAAATCAAGAAACAAGATGACGAAACTGGTGATTACACCAAAGGTGTTCCAACAGCAACACCTCCTGGCGCAACACCACCAATTGGTTCACAACCAGGCGGCAAGTTGACAGGTCCAGCTGACTCACAAGGTTCTGAACACAAAGCTGTTCAAGCAGCTGCAACAGACTATTCTGCCATTCGTGACAGAATCAAGGCTAAGTTGGCAACACAAACAATGCATTCCAATCCTGGCGCAACCGCACCTTATGTTCCAGAAGAAGTGGAAACAGAAGAAGAAGTAGTTGCTGAAGAAAAAGAAGGCCATGAAGATGCAGCCGAAGACAAAGCAATGATTAAGTCTATGATGAAGAAACAAAAAATGAAAGAACAAATGGACCAAGATGTTGGTGCATTGCTTTCAGGTGAAGAATTGACCGAAGAATTCAAAACAAAAGCA